GACCAGTTACTCGCACCATTTAACAAGTTATCTTTAGTAATATCTCGACCTTCAAGGTTATCTAATAAGTCAAAAGCAAAGGCTTTTACACCTTTAGACCAAGCTGATCTAGTTTTATAGTTATTTAGTAATTCTTTTAATTGGTTCATGATGTTATTTTTCTATTTTATTGATTAAGTTAGTTATTTTCTAGTATCTCGAAACCCTCCCAGTAGCTACTACCGAAAACATTTTCAAAGCCATAATGCACTTGTAACTTATAAATTTGAGAAGCTAAATCCATTGCAAGGAATTGATCTAAAGTTTGACCACAAAAGCTTGCAACTTCATCAAAGTCAGCCCAGTCAAACTCTTCTTTTATGTCTAAATCTAAAGCAAAAGTACAAAGATCAAATCTATTATATTCTGTGCTTTCAATACCAATACCATAGATAAATTCGATTTGCTTTTCGTCTTCCTTCCAAGCTAGTCCATACTCAAATAAAGAGATAGCAAGACAAGCGTCAGTACCGATATAGCCGTTTTGTTCTAGTTTTGTAATAGTGTCAATTTCTGTAATGTTCATAATGATTTTTTCTTTCTATTATTTTGATTCTTTAAAGCCAAAGTTATCAGTAAGCCAGTTCAAGGCATCCTGTAAAGAATAAAAGAAACCTTGCGTGCCGTCTCCTAGATATTGGATTCCCCATAACTTAGTATAAGTGTCGAATAAGCAATCAAAATTAATTACTTTATTTTCTTTAATGTTAGATATTGATATGTACATAATGATTTTCTTTCTATTTTGATGGTTAAAATTAATATGTGATACGCTCTGTAAATCATAGGTTGTCAATAGTTGCAAGTATTATTTTTTAACTTTGTTATCTTTAAAGATTAGCTAATAATAGTCATTAGAATTGATAATGATAGGATAGATTAGATAAGTTTCAATGATTTCAAAAAAGATTGAAAATTTAAACAAAGAAGAAATAACAAATTTACAAATGATAACGCATTATCAATAGCGAAAAACATTCATTGACGCAAATAACCCTGTTGATCTGTTGATTTGCGTTTGATCTAATAACAAAGCTCTAATATTACCTAAGTTGTTGATTATTAACAATTAGACATAATCCATATTGTGCGATTTAATGTCATAAACCTATTGATTGTCAGTGATTTAGGAAAAACATTAATTACTTGTTTTCCAACAATACCCCACCCCCAGTAGAAAAACGCAGGCACGCACGGGGTATTTTAACGCACGCGTATATAGCGTAACCCCTTCAGATTTTTTCACCAAAAATTAAAAAGCATTACTTACTTATCACTGTCTTCATTATCTAGGTCTATATCATCTTCAAAGTCGATAGTGAAAGAATCTATAACCGATAACTTAGAAGCTTCAATGCATCCTATAAGTGTTTCATCGTGTAAGTCGTACTCACTTTTATAACGATAAATTAAGTTCTGTAAGTCGTTGTTAAACAAGTCGATCTGATCTTCATACGGAGTTGTCATAAATTTAAAGCTTTACATTTTTGAAATTGTGATATAATCCTATTTGTAGGTAGTAAGAGAAACATAGCTTGTTATAATACTACTCTATTACCTGGACCTTGACAATTAACTTCTGTTTAATAAAGTCGATACTTCGTTCTTCTCCTTTATAGATCAAATACGACAAGAATAGACCCTGACTATAACCTTTATGTTTTTAAATATGAAAAGATTTTTAAGGACAGGTGTGTCTATTGACATAGAGTTGTTGGTCACGGTCTATATATTGTATAAACTATTTATGTATCTGTACTAACTATCGCAGCACTTATATTAACACTTATATTATCTACGATAAAGATTTGTTAATAAGGAGTAGCGAAGCTACGACCAAAGCATTGCTCTAGGACCTTTAACACTTCTTTTATAAAAGCTATCAGTAAAGGATGTTAACTCTTTATCAAGTAGTTCCTGTTTCCTATAAGATATGTTATTGTCTACTACCTGATTCATTTGTTCTACCCAATAAGCTACAGCTATACTTAAAGCATCTAATCTATCATCGTGTATAAGACTGCCTTTATCTTTTGTTATTCTACTGAGTTGATACATTAACATATACTTAGCTTGATGTTCTATAGGATAGCTTTGAGCACTTTTATAGTCGTGTTGAACTACAGAAGGATCAACGATAAGTTTATGTTGATTAAGAACAGGTTCTAGTACATCAATGATCCTGAGTTCTTTTTGTTTACTGTGTCTTACTTCTTCAACAGAACAAGGGTATAAAGTAAACAGTAGTGGTTTAAGTAGTTCCTGGAACATACCATCACCAAAGTTAGACTCTACAATGATCTTATTTACTTTGTTATCCTTTGCTATGTTAACTAGTAGTTTAAGAGTTTGTTCATCGTACCCACCTTTTAGACCACCAGCTTGAGGAACAAAGAGTTGACCGTTAAGCATCTTAACAACAGCGTACCCTGTTTCATCCTTTCCTCTACCACTAGGGTCAATGGACATAACAGAACCTGTATATGGAATCATATCACCTATAGTCTTAGATGGTTTATGATACCTGTCCCCACCTAGTCCTACATTAGGAAGGTCTTTATTTTCGTTATCTCTATCGGAGGACCAAATGATCTTTTCAGGAGCTAGGTCTGTATCAATATCTGTTATAACAAGGTCATTTATCTTTAGTGGGTATCTATCAGCGTCAGACAGCCTAGGATTGAGCATGAACTGTAAAGCATACCCTGTTCTACCGTATGACATCTTACGCTCTTCTAGGTCAAGGTCAGAGAATCTAGTAGGTTCTGTAGTAGTACCAACTGACTCATCTGTTATCCTTTCCGTTATAAAGGGTGCTATGTCGTTGTCATAGTTCTTTACTACTAAATCCTTACCTGGGTATTCAGAGGTCCATATACGAGCGTTGTAGCCCCTTTCTCGGAGCTTATTATAGATACTGTCTTCACACTGTGGAGTACCAAGGAATAGTATTCTGGATGTATCTAGTGGTTTAATGATAGCTTCAAACTCTTTTACTTGTTCATCTAGCTTATCTCTCATACCTTGAGTGGCAGAGTTGTTAGGTACTTCTATGTCGTCAGCAATGATTATATCTGCACGAGAACCTGTTAGCTGAGAGGATATACCTAGTGACTTAACAGAGGGAGCGTGAGCGGCAGGAGCAGGTCCTACATCAAAAGCTATCTTAGAGAACCGTTGATCGTTCTTAGGTATTAAGTCTTGAAGAACAGGAATGTCGTGGATGATCTTTAATGTGAAGGTAGAGAAGTCATCTGCACGGTTCTTAGAAGCAGAGACAACAAGTATGTTCTTTGTTGGGTCTAGGAGTAGTTGATGTACAGCATAGGCAGAGCATATCCAGGACTTACCTACTCCACGGAACGCCATGATAACAGATCGTTTAGGACCGTCTTGCATGAAGTCTGCAATGTCGTACTGTAATGGTGTAGGATCAGGTAGATTCAAGTGCTTCCAAACTAGGTATAAGAAGTTACGGAAGTCCTTGAGTTGATGAATCTTCGATTTACTCACAACTCTATGTGTCTCTCTTAGGTGTTGTTATATTACTTAACTTTAGCTTTTAGCTCTTGGTCTTCTTCAAAAGGTAGTACAACATTTAACAAGTCATTGATGGGAGTGTCTTTACCTGCTGTAAGAACTATCTCGTTATCCTTTAGAAGTTGTCTAGCACCGTTCAGTAGGGATGGATTGTATTCACCAGTCTCGTGCATTTGATCGATTGCAGCACGGTATGTATCTGCTATGTATCCTTGTAAGTTACCTAGTTCTTCAAATGTCTTCATCATATTATTAATATTGTTAACACTTCCACCTTCTAAGAGCTAAAGCTTTTCTAGTGGGTCTACCTTTACTATCTTTCATTGGTCCTTTGTTACCACTCATACGAGCACAGAAGCTACGCTTTCTAGGACCACCACCAGGTTGAGGGGCTTTTAAGTTAGAACCTGTAGCTCTGTTATACTTAGCTCTTCCCTTTGCAGTGAGACCACCTTTACGACTCTTCTCACCTCTACCTAGGGATAGTGATACACTCCTAGCCATCTTACTTCTTTTTAAACCCACGCTTCATATTAGCGTATGACTGAGGTGATATAGTAGACTTCTTCTTGCTACGGCTAATGCCTAGCTTTCTTCTTCTGTTTATGTTTGCGTATAATCCTTTTTTCATTTTCTCATTAACATCTCCATCATTCTATCTAGTTTACCGTTAATCTCTTTAACCGTAGTTTCAAGACCACTCATTCTATTCTCCACAGCAGTGTCTCGTTCTCTTTGGGTAGCAAGTTCTACTTCAATCTTTGTTAATCGTTCTTCATCTTTATCTAATCGATCAGCAAACTTTTTTACTATCCAACCAAAGACACCAATTATAATCGCTAGTGCAGTGTCAAGAAAGTGTGATATTGTTTCAGTCATTGTGTGTTAAGTTGATGAGATAGTTGCTCCTAATGTTGCTATTACTTTCCAAGCACTACCATCATACATTGCTAAACAAGGGTTACCTGCATTTCCGTTAGAAACATAAGCTACTTGCCCTTGTAATGCTCCGTCATCAGAAGTTAAAGCGTTCATCTGAGCTACCGTACCTCCAGCTATTGTTAGATTCCTACCAAACACTGCAAACGCTTGGGTACTAGGTGCATCTTGAAAACCAAACCTTAATGCTCTAGCGTTAAGAGATATAGCAATTTCCGTAGGAGTACCTGCCTCATCTGTATCTTCAAAGAATAATTGAGTAGCAGTTCCTTTAAGTTTTACCTTTGTTGCAGTTAGATCGTACCCTGTTTCATTTAAAGTGCCTATACCTACACCACCATTAACATAGTTTAACTCAGTATCCGTAGCACTTATCTTAGCAGCTGTAACAACACCGTCTGAAAGCGTAAGAGCAGTATCACCTGTAACATCTCCTGTGTGTGTGGCGTTAGATACCTTAGCTGTGTTAGCTGCTAGAGCTGTCTTATCTTCATCTGTCATCGCTCCCCAAGCACTTGTGGTAGCAGCAGGGATAGAAGCATTAGTACCTGTGTCACTCTCTACAGTTAAAGAAGTACCGTCAGCTGTGACGGAAAGATTAGTACTACCTGACCCTGCACTACCTGTAGCAGCAGCAGTAATTCTTCCTTGTTGGTCTACTGTTATATTAGTGTTAGTGTAAGAACCAGGAGTAACAGCAGTGTGTGCAAGCTTATCAGCAGTAACTGCATCATCAGCAATGTTAGCAGTTCCTATTGGACCACCTGCAACACCTGTAGCTAGAGTAGTAGCTATCTCAGCATCAACATACGATTTGTTAGATGCATCAGTTGTTGCTGTGGGAGTAGCTAGACCTGTGATCTTATTGTTCCCCATTGCTAACGCACCAGTCATAGAGTCCCCAGTCTTGGTAACTTGTAGAGCATCTTGTGTGTCCACATAGTTCTTAGTGGCAGCATCCTGTGCAAGAGTAGGATCAGCTACATCAACTATCTTAGCTAAGTCAGCTTCAAAGTTACCTGCACTGTTCTTAGTCATTACATTCTTACCGCTACCTTCTTCTATCTCTTCGTTAAGATATAAGTTGTGTAAGTAAGCACGGTCTAGTTCTACTTCAGTAAGTACACTACCGTTTTCAAAGTCTACTAGAGCAGTATTAGATGCACTGTCTCTTTTAATTCTTATCCTGTCAGCTGAAGCAGGTGCAGATACAAACCTGATAAGCTTAGAAGGAGAGGTTACTATTGTATAGTCTGTGGTTAAAGCTTTAGTAACAAAAGCACCACCTGGTACACTCGCTTGATCTACTTGTACAACAATGTGAGAGTCATCAAGATAAGGAAATGAAAAAGCGAAATCTTTGTTGTCAGTACCTGTTCCGTCAGCACCTGTGTAATCTACGAATGTATTAGCCATGTTAATATATTATTAGTTTGTTTGTTGTAAAAGTTCAAGCACTTCTTGTTTGTTAACACCTTGTTTATTAAGTTGTAAGGCACGAGTTATGTTATTTTTTTGAGAAGCGAGTTCTGGAAATTCTTTATACATTTCTCTGTTAGCTAAGTCTTTAAACTTTCTTAACACCTTAGTTATTTCTTGAACTCTAGGACTAGGTAAACCAATTTCATCAGAGAACCCAACTAATTTTTGATATTTAGAAGATTGAATTAATTTAGTTAAAGTCTGTCTTAAAGTTCTTCCCCTTACTCTGACAGTTTGTAATAAATCTAATCTTCTGTCGTGAGCAGTTCTGCCTTGCTCGTTTACATAATCCAATAAGTCAAGATTACCTTGTAGTATCCTAGAGCTAGGATGTCTAAAACCATGCTTTAAAGAAGCTAATTCTTCCAATACAATATCCGACTTGTCTTTTGAAGTTGCGACAGGATTAATAAAACCTGTAGTACCGTAATCTACTATCTTCTCTTCTCCTAATAAATTCCGTTTAGGATCAAGCATATCTCTACCTCCAGGAAGTTTTTTCATCGCAGCATCTGCCCATGTTCTTGCTTCTCTTAAAGCTTGTTTATCATAGTCTTGCATTTGAGAAAGTACATTAGGAACAAAAGAACCTGCGTAATTTCTACCTAAAGTTTTACCAAATCTATCAGGATCATTCAAAGCCTCTGACCACATTTGAACACCAGCAAGGAAAGATTTATTAGAAACATTTCGAGCTAAAGCTGTTGCTGTTGCCATAAACAATAGTTCCGCTCCTTCTTCATCGTACTGGTCAGCTTCCTTCATCATTTCATTCATATCAGCTGAGATTCCCAGTAAGGTAGCAATAGGGTCTAATCGTTTATAACTATAATATGTATCCCCTATTTTTATACTGTAAGGTCTCCATCCTGTTTGCTCTAACATTTCACGCTGTCTGTCATCTCTTGGTCCAGCACCTGTAACAACAGGAAAGACAGCGTTGTTATTAGTAACCATATCCAAAAATAAACCTAGAGTAGTAACTGATGTAATCAATTTACCTGTTGTCTGTGCTCGAAGTAAAGGGTCATTTGATTTCATTCCTTCTCTCAAAGATAAAGCCTCTGAGCGTAGACCAGGAAAAGACATTATTTTATTTGTACCTGGTAGCCTTACGGAAGCTGCAAACGGAGTTCTTTCTAAAGCAAAGTTTAAAATGTTTGCAGGAGTTCTTACAAAAGGTAAAACAAATTTTAACATTGGTATGTTGTTTGTTGCGTTCTGTAAGAATTTAGCTATTGTTTTTTCTTCTAGTTCTCTAGTAAAAGTGTAGTACCTAGCTTCTTCTATTGAGTATTTAGCAAGAGCAGCTGCTTCTTCATCAAAGTTATCATCTACATATTTCTTTATGTAATCAGCTCTTTTTTTAGTGTTAGGTTTACCTATTAATCCTAGTTTATCTGCTTGTGCAGTCCCTTCCCTAATTAAAGATTCTTGGGACATGACTTGTCCTCCTGTAGTGACAATCTTTTCAATTTTACCTTCTACATAATCAGCTATTTCTTTAGAGTCTTTTAGACCTAAATTAAAAGCGTCCATTGTAGCTTTCAATCTAGCAGCTCTTCTAAAAGAAAGTTGTTTAAATAACTCGTCTCCACTCAATAGACCTCTAGCTGGTAAATTAATAAAACTTCCTAACAGGTTTATAGTATTTTTATCTATGTTTCCTTCCTTACTAAAATCTATAGCTTTACCTATAGACTGCATATTAGATTCAAAACTTCGACTGCCTATATCTAATACTTCTTTACCAGTTATTAAAGTTTGAATAGCTTTAGACCGAGCTTCTTTTAAAAGGATAACATCAAACACAGAAGCAAAAGCAGCTTTAGCTAGGGGCATATTACCTTGAAGAGCAGCACCAGCAGTCATCTCTAAACTTGTAAGGACTTGAGTCATTAAGTTACCTAGAAAATTAACAGCTTGAGTTCTTGGTCCACTTAATATCGAGTTAGTCCAGTATTCAATAGTTGCATCTAATAGTTTATTACCTTGAGTTTTTTTCGCTACATTCAACATCCCTTTTAAAGTTTTTTCAGGATTGGTAGGATCGTAGACATCTTTGATAAGTTTAACAGCTTTTTTAGGAGACATACCTCCGCTGTTGTTATTTAGAAATTCTTTAACAAGAGCTGAGTTTTTCATCTCGCTTGTCTCTAAACCTATCTTTCTAGATATAGGGTTTTTACTCCTACGCATTGCCAAGGTAAGAGCAGTTTCTTTACCCATTTGTCTATAGTAGTCGTATATCTCTACTACCTCACTCAATTGATTTCTTAATGCAGCTTCTGATTGTATGCTTTCAGTCTTATCAAAATCATCTACAATCTTCATTAACTTCTCAGTAGAGTCTGTTAGTATATCTCTAAAAATTTCAGCATTTAGTGCTATCTCCTTTTGATCTTTAATACTTTTCTGAGCAAAATCTCTAACTAGAGTGTTTAAATCCTCATCGTGAAAATTAGGAGTTTCATCTAAGTTTTTAAGCAACTCAGGATTCTTCTTGTACTTTTCTGTTAGTATCTTATGAGCTGAGTCAATATCACCTACAACTTCTAATCTAGGTAGCGTAGGACTTTCTCCTTTTAACACAGCGTTTGTCCATTGCTGCCACTCAGGGTCTGTCTCTATCTTAGGTTTAAAGTCAGGCAGTTCAGCTACATCTCCTGGTTTTCCATCAGGTCTCATTGGACCTTCAAAATATTGAGAACGCTTTTTAACAAGTTTCCTTTCAGCTAGAAAGTCATTAAATATTTTTCTTCTTTGATCTATTCCTAGTTTAGCTTTAATAGATGCAAAAATATCTTTTAATATAACAGCTATATCTTGTATAACAGTCTTGGGAGTACGCAGAGCTGCTCTATCAAATTCTCCTGCCGATGACCTGCGAAGAAATTCATCTGTCATTTCCTCCGCAAAATATTCATCTACATTTTTAAACCTGTAGTTTCTTTCGTTAAAACCTGAACGCTTCCCTTCAAGAAATAGTTTTAGTTCTTTAGGTATTGTTCTTGTGCGTAATGTAGAAGGATCAACAGTTTCCTCTAAAGTTACACCAAAGCTTTCTATATATTTTTTACGCTCTGCTTCAAATTGTTTAGTAAAAGCTGTTACATCTTTTTCAGGTAAATAACGACTAAGACTGTGCCACAATTCGTGTATAGCTGTTCGTTTTAATCCGCCTCCCTCTACAACATCTTGACGAATCTTGACAATATTACTTCCCCATTCATACAAACCTGCTGAATCTATTTTATTGGTAATTGATAAATGGACATCCCCAAAAAATCTTTTACCTAATACATCTATAAATTTTTCTACTTCTGCTGCATCTTCTAAATCAGCTCCCTTCAAAGGGAACTTTTTAATTAATCTGTTTTTTAACTTATCAGCTCCTCTAGGAGCAAGATCAATCCGACCTAAATCTTCATAAGTGTTGTACGGTACTAACTCTATTGCTTCTTCTAAATCATCGACTGAGTCTTCTACTAAATCTAACTTTTCTTGCAGTTCTCTTTCTTCTGCTACTCTTACCCTATCTTTTACATCGGCAGTTCTAACATCACCTAACACACGAAGATCAGCTTCTTTACCTTCTATACGGTTTTCAAGCATAGAGATTCTAGTCTCATCAGCTCCAGTAGCCTTTCCTTCTTCTTTCTTTTTTAACAGTTCATCTAGCCTAGTTTTGTCTTGGTCTAATTCTTTTTGTATAGCTGTTGATTCATCAGTGAATCTAGGTAATTCAGCCGTATCTATAATTTTATTCATTCCTATTTGTTTAGGATCAAACACTACATAAATATCATCAGCCATTGGATCGAAGGTATTTTTTAAAACAACTCCGTCATGTCCTTTTTTCTTGGCTTCTTTAATAGCTTTAACATAGTCAGCGTAAGTTCTATTAGCTCCTTTGAAATCCACTATCTTGGGATTATTCATAGAAAGCGTAGATTCTATAACACCTCGTTTATCTGCTACAGGTTTTACTGCTTCGTTAAACGCTTCTTTAAGGCGAGAAACTACTCCACCTATAAATTCTTCTTGTGTTTCTACCTCGTCTAAGGATTTTAAAAATTTATCAACATCCCCCTGTTTTACTTTATCGTTCCACTTCCCTTTAGTATTTACTAGACCTGATTCAACTAACTTTTCCTCTACAAGCTCTAGTCCTTGTTTTTGTCGAGGGTCTTGCAGTGCATCTCTATAGTTATAGTAAGTATCTTTAATAGGTTTTACAGCAGGTATTTTACCTTCAAAAGTTTCTACTATCTTCTCAAACAATCGACCTGTCGGTCCTTTAGTTCCTGAATACTTTCTAGCAGTTTTAGGTTTACGAGCAAAGAAGAAACCTTCCTTAGCAGAAGCTGCTCCTGTAAAAGAACCTAATTTATCAGGATCAAAACCTTCTTCAAACACTACTTTAGCTTGAAGCGAGCCGTGATAACCTTTGATTTGAAAAGCTTTACCACCTTCTAATAAATCGGAAGTAGCTTTATTAACTTCATCAGCATTACCTCCATCTACATCTCTTACTTTCTTACCTGCCTTTAAAGCTCTAAGAGACTTCATAAACAAAGTAACAGTACCTCCGATAGCACCTTCTAGTATTAAACCTTCTAGTACATTTTTCAACCTACCTTCTACTTCAGACTCATTAGCATCGTGTGCTAAGAACTCAGTAACTGGATTTTGTAACTCAGGGAATTGTTGTATAAGATTAGACAGTCTATCTTCTTGTCCTTTGAACGCTACAAAATCAGTAACAGCACCAGCAGCTACACCTCTAGCAACAGTACCTGCTTTAGCTAACGCACCTATTTTACCAGCTGCACCAAAGATAGGAACAAACCCTGAAGCGAATTGAGATATACCTTCTACTAAAGAACCTGCTGTGGTTTTTGATCTACCTAAAAATCTAGTATCTAAATCAGGAAGAACATCAAACATAGCCATGTCTGCTAGATTATAAACACCGTTAAGCGTTCCCTCTAGTCCCCTGAAAGGAGCTAAAGCTATGTCTCCTATAGTATCTAAAAAGTCAAAATCTTCTTCCTCTTCTTGCTCTTGTACTTGAGGTGCTTTTTGTACTTGCTGTTTAGGAGTCGAATCAGAACCTCCCAATCCTAAAGTTGCTGTAGGGTCTCTTAGTAATTCTTCTTCTATTTCTTCCATAATAATAAAAACTAAAATCCAAAAGGATTAATTAAACTTGGAGGTCGAGCTGAAACTGATTGTTCAAATCGTGGATAAGTACGCTTATTCTTCTCGTAGCTTTCTAATAATTTTTCCTGTTCTCTGAGGAAACTATCTATATCATCTCCTCGTCCTATTAGTTCAGCTTTTTCTTTAATTGAATCCGTAGTAGTCAAACCCATTTTTATCTCTTTATATGTTAATATAGGAATAACTTTAGCGTCTAAAGCCCTAGGATTAAATCGCTCACCTTCAGGTAGCATACCATCTTGCAAGATTCCTAGATCAGTATAATAACCTAAATGAATAGCACTCTTCTTATACAAAGTTTTTACTTCTTCAGCTTCTTCTGGTGTCATATATATTTCCACAGGAGATAAAGGATCAAACCCTGTAGTAGAAAACCGTTGTACAGAAACAGGTTTCCTCTTGTATGCTTTGTCCAATAGATCAGTAAAATCAAGATCACCTAGTTTTCTATAAGCTTTGTTCTGTTCTTTAACATCTTCTATTTCTGTGTTACCTAAAACTGCTATGTAATTTTCTACTTTCTCTTTGTCCGTTAATCCAGCAAGCCCTATCTTTGCCCAAAAGGAATCTTCTATTAATTTTTCATTACCTGCTTCTGATTTAGTTGTTTGAAGTAAATCATTTTGTTCTTTTTTTACTTTAGCAACTTTTTCGTATTCTTCTCTTAAATTCTTCTGTGTTGTTTTGTAAAGTTTCCGTGCAAAAGGAGTTAACTCATTCTTTATTTTTACAGGATCAAAATCTTCTGACTCTGCTGCTAATCGTTGTGCTTCTTCTTGTAGTTCACTGTTAAATTCATTTATAGCTTCAATTAAAATATTTGGGTTGCCTTCTATAATACCTACAATATCAGTGTATTCGTTTTGAAGTGTTGTTACTATTCCTGTTGTTATGTTGTTTTCTTCTGAAGTATTAAATAAATCAGCAAACTCATTGCGAGATGCATTATAACTAGCATCAGCTGCTCTCTTCTCTGGGCTTTTATAAGTATTTACTTCGTAGATTACACTTTTCCTAAGTTTTCTTTGAGTCGCTGAAGATAAACGAACACCGTTACTGTCTTCGTATGTCTCGCCTACTAAATCTATTAATTCATTAACATTGTTTACAGGTGTACCGTTAAATTCTGTTACTGTCTTTTTTTCTTTAAGATCAAAAATAGCGTTTCCAATTTGTGCTTCTAGTTCCTCAGCTATTTTTAATTGGTCTTTATCAAACGATGATTCAGCTTGTTCTTCTGTGTCTTCAATAAATTTATCGTAGTTATCTCTTTCTAATTCAGACATAACAGCAGTACCAAATTTCAATTTATTATCTTCAGCCCATAACCTAAGTTCCCTAGCTTCATCTGCGTGTCCGTTTTTTGTTAGGTTGAATAATATATTTTTAAATAACTCTCTTTGTTCAGCAGGTGAATGTGCGTTAGTATCTTCCCATATTTTATTAAATACTTCTGTATGTGCTCCACTTGCTATATCACCAGGTTTAAGAGTGTCGTTGTCTACTAAATGATCTATGTGGTCATAAAAAGAATTTACCACTGCTACTCCGTTTTCTCCTTTAGCTATAGCGTTTATTTTCCTTTCAAAGTTAACCTTCAAGCTAGGAGTTATTCTATTGAGAGACTGTTGTAAACCTTCACGAGCTAATAAAGAATCTCTAATACCAGGATTTTCCTCTATGTAGGAATCTCGTAGTTGTTGTACTATTTTATCTGCACCTAAATCAGAGTCACCTTGTTCAGGGTTTTCTAACCTTAATGTAATCTGTGATATTAAATCACGACTCATTAAAGAACCTGCTGCTTTAGCTCTTCTTTCTTGGTTAACAGGAGAAGCAAGCCACCTAAGTCCACCTTTCCTAGTTAACTTATCAAACTCTCCTTCTGCATTCTTTTTAAGTTTCTCTATCTCTTCAGGGCTTTTACTTGCTAAATCTTCTATGTCTCGTTCAAGTTGTTGTTCGCCTATCTGCTTTAACTCCCCAACACCTTGTACTGCTACACCTAAAGCTTGAGACAGTTGACCTAGTTTAGATTCTTGCCAAGGAGTAGCTTGTTGAAGTTGTGTTCTAGTTTGCCCTACACTTCCTGGTATAGCTGCTTGTAAAGATGGAACTGCTCCTCCTAATCCCTGTACTACTACTCGTCTTTTCTCAGCCATGTTATTATGAAAACTCCTTGTAAGATCGTGCTGCTTTTGTTCCTGTTTCTAAAGCTGACAGCAGTAAACTAGGTTTTGACACAGGTTTACTTAACCTCATCATCTCTTGTTGGAATCCAAACCCTTGTTCTTCTAAAGCTAACTCAGTACCTACAGCTTTAAACTCTTGTTGTCTAGCTTGTGCTGATTTAACTCTACCGTACTGTGCGTATAAATCATCAATAGGTGCTTCTGATATAGCTCCTGCTTCTCCCATCGCTGTAACACCTGTAGCAACTCTTTGTCTTTGTTCGAGAGCTAACTGCTCCATCTTCCTTGCTTCTGCTTCTTTGTCTTGTGATTCCCTAAGTCTAGTAGCAGATTGTTCTCTTACAAAGCGTTGTCTCTCTACAGCTTGTGCTTGTGCTTGATAGGCAGCTTGTTGTTTAGCTTGTTGTCTCTGTGCTGAGAATTGCAATGCTCCTTGAACACCTGTTACCGCTGCCATTGCTATTGCTGGATTACACATAATAAATTACTTCCTCTCTATCTTAAATGACTTATAACCAGGATAATTGCAATCTTCAAAAGTAGCACCTAACCAAGTTAACCACCTGACACTAAGTGTATTAGCTTCCATGACATAGTTTGTTAAGTAGTCAAATCCATCCATCAAGTCATCTATCCACTCTTGTGATTCTTTAACAAATTTCTTCTTTATCGTATAAAATTTCCTAGTACCTAACAACCAAGCTATACCTACATTCCCTCTCGGACTAACTCCAAAGCAAGCTAATAGACCGTCTTGATCTGTCTTGACGGTGTAGCATTTACTGCTTGATTCAAATGAACCGTACACAGCATCTCTAGGGTGGTGCATCAATCCAATACACTCCATCATATCCTCTTCTCGTAAGTCCTCATATAACATAGGAGCATCGAGGTCTGCCATACTAGGTTCAATCCTAACCTCCATATCTTCTACTCCTTGATATAATTGTTGATTCAAATTCTGCTGCTAACAGTTTCACTGGTAAAGCACTAGAAGATTTAATTTCGATAGTGGCATCATTAGGTTGAGCTTGTACAGCAAACTTAAAGAATCCAGTCTCAGGTGTGAATTTACTAAGTGTACTGACAGAGGCTAACAAACTTGGGTTGTAAGTGTAAGTGTATTTATCTCTAAATTTAGGTGTTACTTCTACAGTGAAGTGTCCTGTGTCTGCATATTCAATACTACCGTTACGAATAGTTTGGAATGTGTAATCAGATGCTGACCGTCCACCTCTCTCTGTAGGTTGTTTTAAGTTCTGCTTAGAGAACCTGTATAACATATCATATTCAAATCCTATGAAGAAATCCTTATCACTTAGGTACTCGTGGCTATTCTCACTCCAAGTTGTAGCAGATAAAACTTCAGAAGTTAGTTCCCATTTTTGTGTGTCTGTCTCAGGAAGTATAGTACCAGATGATGTGTGTCCTTCGATACACTTGTATAAAACATCTGTCTGATAACTCTGACTTAAAGCCCAAGCAGGAGCTACTATCGTTGTTGAGTCTATTCTTTCCCAATAGGTTTCCCAATCAGCACCTGTTCCTGGTTCTTTGGCTGCATCTGATGTGTGGGTTAAAATACATTTATATGTATAACTATCATTTGTTACATAATTAGAATACTTAACATAAGCTACTAACCTACCATCAACTATAGCTTCTGTATTAACAGAGTTACTAATAGTCAAAGCTCTTCTGTTACCATTCTTTGTGTACACCGCCATACCATCTCTGAATACAAATCCTCCAGTGGATACTATCTTAGTAACATCAAATTTAGGATCACCGTTAAATATTAACCCTGATCCACCACTCCTAGTGTAAGCAACAGAACTGACATAGGTAGCATTTGAACTTGCAATCCTGCTGTCTAACAATAAAGCATAGCCCCTGTCACTCTCAACAAGTCCATTCTCCATTGGTATCTTCTCTACATAAGTACCTACTGAATCGGTGGTTATGACATAAAGTGTAGCTTCAATAAAGAAGAAGCTTCTAACATTCCTAGCAAAGGAGAAAGTCATCCAGGAACTCTGTATCTTCTCGTTCCCTTGCCAAAAGTACTTATATACATACAGCTTCTTATAGTCACTATCTGATTGTACAACCACCATATTCTCAGCTGCACTACCTTCCATCCTGACTATGTTAGTAGGTATGTACTTGTTTATCTGTTCTGTTATCTCAGCTGCTCTGTATGTCTCAGTGTTATTATCTACTGTGTATTCAAGCAGTCCTTCAAAGTTATTTCTTTTAAAGTTAAAGTATATATAACTACTAAGTGCTAACGGACGAATAGTATCTGATACATCAAACTCAGTCACAGGTGATATAGTAACAGTCTTAGGTGTTAACAAATCTCCACCTCTAAGTACAAACTGAGTCTTCGGAGAAAACAACATTAACTTCTCTTGGAAAGCTTGTGCGTGTTTAAGAATACTAATCTTAGTGTGTGATACACCTACATCTATTGGAGCAGAGTCTAACAGAGATTGTGTGGTAGTCCTGAAGAAATTAAAGTATTCATCTGCTTCAGACATTATAACTCCATCGTTAACCAAGAATCCTAGTCTATTCTTAAAGAAGAAGATGTCATTGATCGTGTTGTTAGTAAAAGAAGGAAATGGATTACTAAAATCATCCCCTGCATTCCTACCTTCCCACTCAACAGTTTTTAAAATAAACCCTGTAATCTTACCTGTGGACGGAGTAGGTACTAACCTAACAGGCATTGTGTCTTCATCTAAGAAAGAATCTATACCAGTAGAAAGTCCTTTGTCTGTACTATCATTTTGCCATCCTGATGTTTCTATCCAACTTCCTTCTCCAAACTCTTCGTTGTCCTTGGTCTTAAATTGTACATAGTAATCATCTTGGTCTAAATCTGCGTCTCCAATAATCTTAACTCTAAATAAATTGTAACAGGATTTAGGAAGATCAGTAATGCTGTCTACTTCTTTGTAAATAACACCTAACGCTTGGTCAGATAATCCATCAGTAACTCTAACTCTAAAATCTGTATCAGCTGAAATCTTTATAACACTCCCTTGTCTATCTGTAGTGAACTTAGCAGAACTAGAAATAGTTACACCTGATAGAGTAGGGAAAGTACCTGTTCCACCATCGCTGTCATAACTTGTAGTTTTATAAGTAGTTTTAGGTCGTTTGTCTATCGATCTGATATTGGTAGTTGTCGTGGTGTCTCTAGTTGTAGCTTTTATTATTAACCTGAAACCACTTTTATCCACTGCGTTAGGGTCTCTATAAGATGTAGATAAAGTACTGCTAAACCCTGAACCTTTATGAGTTATCGTAGAAGAAGTAACTTGATTTCCACTTATCGTTAACACACCTCCAGCACCGCTTCCTATTACAGCACCGCTACTGTTATATTGAAATACACTAAAAGTGTAATCCCTGCCCCTCCTGTAGCTACTAAATGTATCAGGAAATCCTGAACCTCCTGTTAAACTCAAAGCATCTAAAGTGCCTCCACTTGCTGTAAGCTCATCTATACAAGATAGTAAATCTTTAGCTATGTATTCAGTATCTGCGTACTTACCATTACTATGTGAAGCTGCTCCGCTTATGTATGTGGCTGGACTATAAGGACCACCATGAGACCCTGAAGTGTAATCATGTTCAGCGTTTAAACTACTAGCAACAGGAACTAACTGACCGTCTAAGTAAATACTGTAAGCTTTATCGTAATCTCCTAACTTAACAAATATCAAAGCATCTTTATCTAAATCTCTAGTTTTTAAATCGGCATCTGTTTTCTTAGCTACAGTCTTCTTTTTGTTAACTAGAAAGGTAGAGTCTGCAATGGTTAACGCTCTGAGGTCTTTGACAGGATTAGTAGCACCTGTAAGATACAAACTAGCAGCAGAGTCCTCTACATAAATAGAAAGAGTTGCAGCACCTATACTTACAGCAGTCAGATCAAATGCTTTTAACTTATTAGTAGAGTCATAGGTAATCAGGTATTGGTTCTCATCGTCCCTGTCCACATAGTGACTAAATAAATTAGTGTTAATGTCAGCACCTAGTCCTGTGTCATATAAGAACCTACTGTTAGGTCTTTTAACAAGTCCCTCTACTACAGTTGACCAAGCGTTTATCTGCTCATCACACTGTCCAGGGTATCTTAAATTGTCAGGTTGTTGTGATACACCTTGGGCAAGGTTAGGAATACTGGTGTTAAGCAGTGGCATCTTTACCTGTCAAGTACTCTTAGTACGCTGTAGTTATCAAATATAGTTCTGTCTGCATTCTCAGAGTCGCTCTCAATAGCTCTAGCTTTTGCTTCTATCTCATCTCTCAAAGCAAATCCTTCTATCTCACGACTGCCTAAGAACCTAGCTGCAAAGATTCTAGCTGATTTAACAGCTATGTAATGTCTAAATTGTTCAGGTAGTTCTTCAAAGTCTAACTCAAAAGTAATGATAGCTTTCAAGTCCTTGGTCCAAGTATCTCTGTGGTTCTTCCTGTCGTATAGCTTAGTACCTCGTTGTACAGGATCAGAGTCCGTGTATATCTCAGGGTCTAAGTCTACCTTTAAAGTGTTAAGGGGAAGAGTAATCTTACTAGTACTAGCATCTGGTACTAACGGATAATCATACTCTGTATTAAAATGCCATCCTTCTGATTGGATAGCTTTACTAGTTTCGTCTAACGCATGGACTGCTTGTGTAACGGTTACAGGAACGCTTGTTCCACTTAAAGTATTAACAGGTGACTCTCCTATTACAGAGATCATTATGTTTACCGCTTCTAGTTTCGTTGTCAGTGCCATAGCTTAATAAATAAAAATATCAGTGAAGGGGAGTGGAACGAATCCAAACCTCCCCAACACCGAAGAGAGAATCCTAAGTTAGGAAACAAGTTCGATAGCACACTCAGGACGGAGGATTCCGTGTCCCATAGCATACTTAGCAACGAACAATGTACCTTGACGCTCAATCTGATATTCAGACTCAGTAGCAAGATCAAGCAACTTAACTGTTCCAACAGCAGCTGAGTGTCCTACGATACCCAAGCTATTGCGGAAGTCACCGTTGTATCCTACTCCACTTGCACCGAAAATATCATTGCTTGAAGCACCGTCTCCAGTAGAAACAGCTGACAAGTCAGTTGATGGAATGTGAGTTGACTTATAGATTTGAATACCAGCTACTTGTGCAATGCTACCAGAAGCAAGTGATCCTGAACCTCCTACATCTTTATTAGCAGCAGAAGTATTGATAGCAACTGCACCACTACCTCCTGTAATAAGTTTGTAGTATTCACTAGGACGAAGAACTGCAAAGCGTCCATCACTAGGAATATCGTTCTCGTCAAGCTTTTGAGCAGCTGTGAACAAAGCAGTAATTAACTCTGCACCTGTAACAGCAGCTGGAGTACCAGCAACATCACCTGCACTGAAGTCATTGTTAGCAACATCAAGTTGTCCACCTGTCTTACCACCTGTGATAACAGCAGAGCTACGAGCAGCAGCAATGAATGTCTTAGAGATAGCAGTGTCAAAACGAAGTGCAAGAGCCTTACCTAACTCGTTAGCGTAAACTGAACGAATGTCGTAGTGATTCTTTACATCATCAATGTTAGCTAAGAAAGTAGAAGCAACAAGCATCTTATCGATAGTTATTGTCTGTTCAGCTTTCTTAATGTCGCTGAGGTATGTGCTACTAGAACCACCTTCTTCAGCGATGTTCTCGCCTGGTGTGTGGTAATTAGCTGTTGCAATACCTGTTACTGGGAACTGAGCGGATTTACCGTTCTCAATTGTACGAATAGTGTGTAAGGGTTTGAAAACATTGGACTCCTCAAAGGTCTGTAGAATTTCTCCACTGAACTTTTTAAGAAACAACGCATCCACATCTCCTGCGGAATTAATCTGACCTACACGACTGGGGTCTGTTATACCTTCTCCTGCCATAATATATGATCTCCTATTTTAAGTTTATAATTGTGTATGTATTTGTTGTGACTTTCGTTAGAACCTTTGATCGAGATTGTCCACCGCAGTGGGTCTTGACATTAGTCGTACTAATTGTCGTTTAAAGTAAATTTAGTATTATAATTCCACCTAAACACAGAACAGTCAAGACAATAGCTTTTTCCTTTTGTGTAAGTGAGTTATAAATTTTTATGAGTTTATTCATTTGTTTTGTGCTTTATTGTGAACATAGCGAGTGTAGATTAACGGTACTACATTCCAAAGGATAACACCGATAAGACATAGTTTCAAGAACCCATATATCTCATCTAACATAGAATCAAAGAATCCATTATCCATCTCTTCATTGAGTTGTTGTTGTACAAGTTTTTGTACATCTCCTTCAGTGATTGCTTTTACTTTGTTAGCTAATCCTTTATTCTCTTCCATCAATTTAGCACCCTCTCCTATTCCCCATCCAAGGGCAGCACCACCAGCAGCAGGACCAGGACCACCTAAAGCACCCACTGTTGCTCCTCCCACACTTCCTGCTAACGGATAAAAAGAAGCCTTGGAACATCCACCTAAAAGAACCAGAACCAACACTGGCAAGAAAAAAGATGGAGTCCAAGGCTTCATATATATGAACCTACCAAATGAAACTACAGGTAATTGTGACTAACTGCGATGCGTCTGTCAATCTCTTCGTGATAACTTTTGTCACCACTTTTGTATCGAGGATCAGACATTGCACGAGCAAGTTCTTGATTAGATTTAAAAGGCATTGTAGATGAACCATTTACAGCACCTTGTACCAGCTTAGGACTAACTCCATTCTCAGCTTTAAATTGTGCGTATAATCCTTTAGCAGCAAGTTTAGCTTGTTCAACTGTACCGTTCTGTACGATTTCATCAAAAGTATTTACTTCTTCAGGAGATAGATTGTTAGCAGCCCACTCAGCCATTTGATCCCAATTACCTTCAGTAACAGCTTTGATACTACCTTCTTCACTTTGTTGTAGTGCTTGTTGACCAGCAGCGTAGCTATCTACTAACTCCTTCGGTAACCCAACCTCAGCAAGATTCTTATAGGTCTCTTCAGATATAACACCGTCATTCTCAAAGAACTCCTTACTAGCTTCAGCAATAACAGTATTAGTATTCGTATCTTCTGTAGTGTCGTCCTCTTGTTGTTCATCGCTTTGTTCTTGTTCTTGTTGATTTTCATTCGATCCCAATTTTGCTTCCAACTCAATATATGACTTTGCCATAGCTTCAGCAGATGCGAATTTCTCAGGTAACCAATCAGGTCTATCCTCTTGCGTTTCTTGTGTTTGTTCTTCAGATACTGCATCAACAGCTTCTTCTGATTCAGGGTCAATCTCCTGTGGTGCTCTCTCATTAATCTCTACTCGGTGTAATTCAGCCATATTTCTTTACTCTTCTTGTGGTTGTTGTTGACTAGCCATGTACTGCTCTTGTGCAGCATTGATAGCAGGTGCTACAGCAGGTTGACCCAACTTCATCATCATCTCTTGTTGTTGTGCCATCTGCATAGCTTGTTGAATTTCTTCTTCTGTCTTGATTAATCCCTCAGTCTCGATACCTAACGCTGTGGCTCTTCTTTTGAAGTAGTCAGATACATTAACATATTCTGCAACTGCTTGAGGACCAACGATTTGATTAGCTCCTGCAAGAAATAGATCAAGCTTTTGTAAATCATTACCTCGTCCTAGTGCTTCAACACCAGTAACAATAGTAGGTTTAACAATGTCTTTAGGTAACTTAGGAAGTCTTCCTTCTTTCCCCATCCTTGCCATTAACCTAGTAACGACAGGCATTTGAAACTCTTGTGACAATAAAGAATACAGACCACCAAGTGCAGCTTCCAACTCTTGAGATAACATTCTTATCTCCTCTGCTGTTACTCGTTCTGCATCCCTGACTACACCACTGTTAAGTAGGAAAGCTTGAGATAGTCTATCACTTATTCCATTCATTACTCCTTGTGCAGTACGGAAGTCATTGAACTTGTTAAGTTGTAAAACAGATACATCTCCATCACTACCTTGTACGATTGCACCGTTAGGAGATTCAGATAAAGTCTTAGCTCTAGTTGTACCGTTAGGATTAACCATGAACAATACCTTAGCTGCTGCTGCACTACCTTCGACTATCGCTTTTGTTAACGACTCTAAAGATTTAAGATCACCGATGTACTCCTCTACAAATCCACGACCATAGTCTTCACCGTCTATCCTGGTATATCTAAGAGGTAGGAACGGAGTCTTCTCGATAGGATACCTACCCTTTGACTCTTCAATAACAATTCCTTTTACATCTTGTTGTACTACAAATTCATTACCTTCTCTAATTACAGAGGTGTACAAGTCACAACTGTTCTCTTTCTCTTGACGATATACTTCCTCTCTTACAGACTCAGGTAACATCATTGGAGCAACAGTTTCTTTAATAGCTATGTGTGTTACATTACCCATTGGGTCTCTTTTTACACAGTACCTATCAAGTCTGAATACTCTCATCCCACCATCATCAGGTAAGTATAACAAAGTATTTCCTGTCACTAATAAATTCTTTAACGCTTCAAACACTCCCACTCGAAATGCTTCTACTTCTACTTCTTGAGATACACTTCGTTCTACATCTGCTAATGCTTTCTCTAAGTCAGATCGTAACTGCTCTCCTCCCTCTGGTCCTAACTCCTGCTTTGCTTTATCTAATTCATACCTGTCAATAACAAGACGGAAGAATGGTGCGTTAGGTGGTAACAGTGCTAACAATAACTTAGAAGCTAAGTTGTTCACTCCTCTAGCTCCTACTCCTTGATATGGTGTGTAGTACTTAGTAGCGTGACTGTGACCATCGGGTGGCATTATGTAAGGTATAGTCAACTCAGATGAGGTACGACCTCGATCCAAGAAAGACCACCTTTGGTTCTCTAAGGAGTTGTATAGACCTTGTGCTGTTTCTTGCATATTACTCAGGGTCAGGTGAAGTCCACTCGTCAGTAGCTAATATAGCTAATATTTCAGAGTGGGTGTACTCGGTCTTACCTTCCAAAAAGCTAGGCGTATCGCCTTCGTACTTGAGTAGGAACTTACTGCCGTCTACTGAGTATCTCAAGGAATCTATTGAGGTTTCTAACACTTGATTGAAGTCTACAGAACTTATCTCCGCAGTGTCTAATATAACATATTTTTTCATTATGGGTGAACTGTTGAAGAGTAAGTTATTCCGTTAGGTGCTACTGCGTTGTTTGAACCAAACGAGTCGTTCGTGTTGTCCTCAAATCGGTACAATGAAATAAGTTTACTCCTATTGTAATTACCATTGTAAACTCCTGTCATTTCCGTAGCAGTAAGCTCAGTGTTAAAAATAGCTACGTCGTCTTGAAGAGTGCCCGATGGGTTATACTTATTTATAGTAGTGTTGTATAGCAATCCGCCAATTACTAGTTGATAGCCTCCATTATTGTACGCTGAGTAAGAACCGCTACTAATGTTTGAAGTAGTAGTCTCTAAGTTCCCATTCAAATACAATTTAATACCTGTGTAAGATTTTGTGCCATCGTAAGTACAGCCGACATGATACCATGTATTACCACTTGCTACTGTACTATCGATGCCGATCCAATTACCTGATGCGTCACGAATCTGCAACTCAAACTTCCCATTGCCGCTATTAATGTCAAATAATATTGAAATACCTGCACCGCTGGGGTTTGCTTGAGTTATAAATCTAGTACCATCTCCACTTGTTGGCGAACTAGCAGTGCGTATCCATGTTGACATACTAAATGGGCTATCGTTAGTGCCGTCACCAAATGTAAAGACACCACTGTTAGCTACTGTTAATAGATCGTCAGTACCATCAGGTGCAAAGCTCTTCGTATTCGCTCCGAAGTTTATACCATCATTGTTATACCCTCTCCAATTAGAACCGTCCCAAAGGATAACATTCTTAGTGTCTGTTTCAAATAATACATCGCCATTCGCTGGAGAACCAGGGCGTGTGCTTGATGTGCAAGTGCTGAATGTACTCATAATTGTGTTTAAGAATCGTTGTTGTAAATATACCAAGCACTACCGTCCCAAACATACAAATCGTAAGTGTCCGTACCAAAAGCGTTAGTAACTTCTCCACTTGGATTGCTTGGTGTACTTGCTAGAATGTTAGCTTCAGTATCTCGTGTGGTTACATTGTAGGTGGCTACTGTGTTTAATATAGTACCTGTAGCGTTAGCTGTAGCAAATGTACTAGAACTAACACTAACTGTCTTACCACTTTGTATTGAAGCTGAGTTAGTTAAAGTGAAAGTAATAACAGTATCTGAACCTGTTGGTAGACTCTGTCCACCTGCTACTGTTAAAACTAAAGTACCTGTTGACTGTGTCCACGAACCACTAGACCCAAAGATTGCAGCTCCTGCTCCACCTACTGTCAACGAAGCATTGTCAGCTGTTTGAGTTCCTTGCATTCCTGTTAAAGTCAAAGTACCACCAGCTGCTATTTCCACTGAAGGTTGAACTGTAAAGGTTATCTCTTCATCTATACCTAGTGCGTTAGCGTCTGTATCTGCTATTGTTAAAGTAGTAAATGTATTAGCAGGAGCTACAGCAGTAGAATCAAAACCATACAAAGCACCAAAGATAGGACGCAGTAAATTAGACGGCTTAGACCTTAGCTGACTCGGTTTATCGAGTTGCTCTGTAAAGATCAAAGACATCTAATTAAAGAGAGTCAGTAGTACCAGTTGCGTATACGCTGTAAGTACCGTCAGTTCTAGCTGATAGGTTACCTCTTATTTGTTCGTAGTGTCCGTGATCGTCTCTAATCATTACAGCACCGTCTGCTGTTACAACTTCAGAGTGAATGACATACCAAGCACCACCGATGTAGGCTTCTATGTCTACCGTACCTCCTGAACTTACTGATGAAGAAGCGATTACAAAGGTCCAACCCTTAGAACGCTCTACTGAGAATGAACTGCCAGCCCCTGTTGAAGTAACAGATGATAGCAAAGTCTTTTTTGAGAGTGTGCGAAGCATGATGATATATAGTTATGTTGTTATTAAGAAGACATATAGACACCTGTACCACCTGAAGTACCACCAAGTGTAGGTCTTGAAGATCGTGCTAACTGTGCTTGTGCTCCTCTTCTTCTCTTCTTAGGCTGCGTTTGTCTAACAGTCTTAGGTGCTTCAGCAACAGGTGGCGGTGGTGGCGGTGGTGCTGGAGGTGGAGGAGGAGGAGGAATATCTGGTGTTGACATACACATAGTTAGTCTTTTGTTAAAATGTTTTGTTGAAGCTGTTCGTTATAAGTTTGTCTAAGGAATCTAATTACAGACACTTGTCCACTTTTAAACCAAACATCTTTTTCTGTGTTCGTCAAGTCAGGACATTTGTCAGGAAATAGTTTCTCTAATCTTTTAACTAAAGTTTCACTTATAGCTGGTAGTAGTTCTTCTTCGTTATTCATAGTCATTGTGGTCTGTATTAGTCCATATATATATTGGTGTCATCTCTCCTACATAAGCACATCCTATGTTGAAGTCAAAGTATTCTATCGCTTCTTCCATTGTCATGTTACTAGGTTCTTGCATCATCTTCTCTAACATAAGTTCTATAGCGTACACAAACTTACCTTGTTTATAATCCACACCTATAATAGCTTCATCAAATCCATCCGCTTTTATAGGTTCGTCATCTTTTATTAGTGCGATCATTTGTTTATGTAACTCCTGTCATCTAGTTCTTGTGGTAAGTTACCTTTATTAATTTGATCCTCTGTCCACAGGAAAGCACTGGCATTCCAAAGTATAGCACCTATGTGATCCTCCTTGTCATCTCCCTCGTTCAACGCTAACAGATGTCTATTCATACTATCTATTAATCTACTTAATGGGAATCCGTTGTGCCAGTTGTTGTCTCCGTAGAGTCTTCCTCCATCTTCAAATCGTTTGGCAAGGGATCGAAGGGCGATTGGAGGAATAAGGCTGAATCGTCCTCGTCCAGTAGCCCTGTCACGCTGTGCACCTGTGATGTAATTCTCCTTTTGTCCGTGATTTGGTAGTTCTTCGGTGTCCATAATTTTGTTATTTGTTTTTGTTTTTTATTGTATTGTTCTTTCCTTAGTAGTCTTGCCATCCAAGCATTTGTTAAAGCATCTTGTTCTGTTTGTCCCTTCTTCTCGTACAAATCAACAACAGATTCCCAAGTGTATCCGTTCGAGTTCAACCATTTCTCAGCTGCAACAGGACCGACTCCTTTTACCCCACTGAATCCATCAGTAGAATCTCCCATCAAAGTCTGTATCAAGTGGAAGTTATCTGCTTCTTGTTCTGTAGGTTCATGGTATTCTTCTTTGTTATAATCGTAGTATATTCCTGGTACTCCTTTGAAGTCCTTGTCTATTGATACGATGATACGCTTGTCTTGTCTGTTAGGTCTTTCAGTAGCTAGGATACTTAACACATCATCTGCTTCTATGTTAGCCCACAACTGTGCGTCTAGTTCATTAATCATCCATTCCTTCATAGGTTTTAAGATGACAGGTAACACTGACTTCCTTCTGTTAGACTTGTACTCAGGGAATAGTTTCCTTCTGAAGTTTGCTCGGTCACTAAGTGCTAACACTACTTCATCTGCTTTGAGTAAGTCCTTGAATTGTTCTATCCTTCCAATGACTCTGTTCTTTGCTACTGCCATGTCTGCGTGTACAGTCCAAAGCTCCTCTTCCCATTGTATATTTTCTTGTGCTATGATTGACGATTCAAATGCTAATACATCTGCGTCAATTAGTATGGTTGTTTTACTCATAGAATATGCTCCAGTTCTCTTGGTATTTTTTATGTTTTGATTTACTATTTGGTAGGATGTTCAACTTCAATGTTAATCCCTTTATGTGTTCTCTCGGTATTAACCACCACATCTTTTCAGGTAACACATAGCAACCCACCACATCTATTGAGTCACACATAGCAACCTTTCCGTTACATCCTGTCCCACTATTTATAGTGTATGAATTAGCTGATGACTTCTTACTTGTAGCTTTGATCTGTACCTTTAAAGTACCTGCTGGACAAGTAACAATGAAGTCCCAAGGCATAGGTGTGGTAGGTACATGAGGCTCAAAGTCTCGCTCTAAACATTCAGTAGTAAACCTTGACTCTGCTATTGCTCCGATTCTTTGGGTCTTTGAGGATGGCATAGGGAATGTAAGGTCAACTGTATCGTACAATTCTGCAACCTTCAAGTAGTAATCGTGTTCTAGTGTGTCTCTGCCCATGACTTACCTATCTTGTATTCACCGTCCATAGGACAAAGTAACTTCAA